TATATAGAACACCGTCTATTTCCCATTCTAAGGCCCATTTCCAGCCTTTAGGAGCATCCCATGCTTGTTCGTATGATTTGATAAATCTCTCTGGTAAACCGCTTGTTTGAGCCTTTCTTTTATGTAGGGCTGAGTGATTACCGATACAGACCTTGACGTTAGGGAAAGCCTTGTACCATTTATACATAGCTGCTTGAGCTAAATCAGCCTCATATCCAGCTCCATGACCGTCTGGCTTAGATTCATGATAAGAGATTGCGTGATTGTCTACTTCATCTCCGATATGTACTACTTCGGAGCATTGAAACTTGTTATACACTTCAAGGCAAAAGTTCCTATAAAGTGGGTGACAGAATGGTTCGTGCGTATCTCCTATGACAAGCACATTTTTTTTCGATGCCATATTGGTTGGTTTGGTTAGTCTTTGTGGATAGCATAAACAGTTTTATTGTTTACTTTTAAAGCATCTAATACTTGCTTTCTGTTTTTGCCTAAGTTATAGCTTACATGAATCCATGAGTAATTAAACTCATTTATTAGTTGGTCAAATTCAAGCTCGTTCTTTATGTATTCAAAAATCTCTTTGTTTGTTACACCATCCACACCATCCATGTCCAGGTCTGCCGCTTTTCCCTCGCAATGTTGTGATTTTAAACTGCCTCCAATGTAATGATTGAGAACTTTACTTCTATATCCAGATGATAAAATGAGAGGGCCGAACTTCATTCTAATAGGCTCTAATACTCTTTCGCAAAGTATTTTGATATTTTGTATATGTTCTGGGGTTGGCTGATTAGACACACCATGTCTTTTAGCTGATTCGCTACGAGTAAATTCTGCTAATGTAAAGTTTGGCGTTAGTCTCATAGAGCACTAAATTAGGATTTTTTATTAAACTGCTTTTTTAAGAATCCATACATCTGCATTCCTAACCATGCAATAGTCATTAAGTAAACTATAGACTGTAGCAATGGGTTAATTTGCACAATCCCAAAAATATTAAGCCATGAAACGGCTGTAAATGTTATTCCTACTGGAGTTAAATCTGAGTTCAAATCGTTAAAGTTTGACATTGTTACTTCTTGTTAAAAATTGATGTTACAACACTTGCTGACAATAAAGTTGCAGAATACATAAGCAATGAGTCAAAAGCTGTTTGAGATAATAACGCTGCAAATATTCCAGTTATTGCACAAAACAAAGAAATCATACCAGCTACTCTTTTTGAGCTAACTTCTGAACCTCCAGAAAACATATCCTTTATAAACTTTATCACTTTCTACCTATTTTAAAATACAAACTACCAGAGTAACTCATATTATTATTTTTATTAATATTAACATTAAGACCTATTAGAGCCTTATTTTTGGCATTTAGCATCAAACCAGGACTTACTACCTCTAAGCCATTAGATTGGCTAAAATCGCCTCTTATGCCGTAAAAAAGCCTATACTTAGCTTTCTCTGCATAAAACTCCTTAACATAGATGGTTTTTTCGGTAATCTTGGACTCAAAAGACCTTGATTTGATACGATTTTTGGTTATGGTATCATTAATCACAAAGATATTAGAATCTTGCTTAATGGTATCAGTATAAGATACAACTGCATTATAATCATTTAGTATGCGTACTGTATCGTGAATAGTAGTCGTATCTGTAGCTATAATAACAAAAGGGATAGAATCCCCTTTTATGTACCTATTTCTGTACGTTTTTGTGTACAGAGTATCATGCACCTCTTTGATTTTTTGGTACTTGGATAGGTCAATATCCTCTGTTTTATTAGCCTTATGACATGATTCATAGGCAAATACACCTAAGAAAAAGAATCCAATTATAAGTATATAGTCTCTAAGATGTTTCATATTATGCTAAAGTATAATCTCCAGTTCCTTGTAAGCTAACAGAATAAGTTGCAACTCCCTCAACTGGGCCTTCAACTGATACAGACTCAATATTACAAGTACCAGTAATTACTTTTGTGTCAACTGTGAAAGTTACAGTTATAGTAGTACCATTTTTTTGGTCTGTAAGCATATCAAAATAGTCATAATCATCTAAAGTAATTAGACCATCACAACTAATAGTATATCCATTAAATCCATACATATACTCTTTTTTTCTATTAGATGATTTGTTTGTAACATCTACTTGGTCTGATGATACCTCTAATGTGCAAGAAGTAGAAGCTGCAAATACAACTCCGCTTTTTCTTAAAATTACATTTGTTCCGTTAATTGCCATTTTATTATATTTTTATTTTTGTTAATTTATTCTGAACAATATCCATCTGGACTAATAGTTCCAGTTCCGCTTATTATTGAAATTTGTCCTAATCCACCAACAACTTCAGCACATTGATAGAATGTTGAAGGATTTGAAACAGTTTTTGCTAATAATCCACCCCCATCACAATCTAACCATTCTATTGTACCACCTCCAGCACTTGTTATATTTACTAAATATCTAATACAATTAGTAGGGTCACTAAATCTAAAAGGCCCTGCTCCAGTAACGGTAACAGAGTAAGTAGCTACACCTTCTACTGGCCCATTTAATGTTATATCTGTAATATAGGCTCTACCAAAAAATACATTTTGCTTTAAGCCAATAGCAGAAAACCTTACAACTATTCTTGTTCTGTTTAGTTGAAAGTCTAATAAATCTTTATAATCTACAGAATCTATTGTAATTAATCCGTCTGAAGTAACACTCCAGTCTAACATATCTATTTTGTAATCCCTAAACCAATCAGTATTGTAATTAGTTACTTCTATCTGAGCAGTATTAGAAGTCATATTGCAGTTTGTTGAAGCAGCAAAAGGAACATAGTTGTTTGAACCTGCTCTGTAGTATAACGCTAAATTACTTCCTAAAATTGCCATATTATATTTTTTATTCTATTACGTATCTTTTGCATCCTTGAAATGAAACAGAATATGTTGCCACACCAGTAACATCTCCACTATATGAAAGACTCATTATATTAGCATATCCAGTTATTGTATAAGCAGGAGATGTATTTACGCTAAATCTTATTAATATTTGTGTTCTATTGTATTGCAAATTAAGAAAATCCTCATAATCAAAACCATCAATAGCTATTAATCCATCGCAATCAACTGTCCAAGATGTTAAATCTGGTTTATATTCTACAGCCCAAGCAGATGATATAGATGATACTGGCATTAATTCCATACTTGTTTGAAACGTACAATTAGTAGATGAAGAAAAGGCCACGTTTGATGACCCATTAAAGTAGTATAAAATAACATCTGTTCCTAAAATTGCCATATTTTTATTTTTAGCTTACTATCCACTGAGATACTGAAGTAGAAGAGTTGTTAGTATTTGTAATTTCTAATAATTGTAAACTATTATTTTGATTTATATATAAATTAGGAGTAACTCTATTTAACAAGAACTTTTTACCATTATAAGATAAAGCATTAGTAGCTGAATCTGTAACACTATAAGTATTTGCTAAGTATATTAAACCAAAAGCATTATAAGTTTCCCCTAAATCCCCTTCTAAAGTAGCATAGTTTCTACTTAATAAATTAGATAATTCTCTTGCTATTAAATCTGGTAATGAAGGGAATAATGTTCCAGCAGCTCCAAAGCTATACCATTGTGTAATCTGTGTTCCATTTGAATAATAAAGATTGCCATATATATTAGGTAAATCTGCCTTGTATAATCCTAAGAATGATGTAAAATCTTTAGTTAATGAACCAGCAGTACTTGCTGTTCTTGTTATTAAGTAAGATTGAGCTATAGCAGGATTAAGATTTTGTACTGCTCTTGCATTTCTAATATAGGCATCTCCACCACTTAAAACTCTAAATTCTATACCTAATTTACCAGATACATTATAATTAGTACCGCTTATATCAAAAGTTCCTAATCTTATCTCTCTTGAAAATCCTTGAAATGAACCATCTTTATTTGTATAATCTACTAATAAATTAGTTGGAGTAAATGACCATGTTCCATCTGATTGTAAATAAAAAATACTATCTATAAAATTATTTATTGATACACGAATATATAATGTGTCAAAACTTAATTGATTATCTATAGCATCAAAAGATAATGAAAATGTTGTTGGGTATACAAAAGGAGAAAAGGTATCAATTGCAGAAAAAGTAGAATTACCACCACCTCCTTGTAATCTAACAACATTAAATTCATCATTTGCATTTTGAATCCATGTTACAGCACCACCACCAGATGATGTAAAAGTCCATCCAGTTGGGAATGTGCTTCCTTGTTTAAAATTTGAATTATGAGTATAGCTGCTTGGTGCTTCAACCTTAGTATCAACTTTAATAATTGGGTAGCCTTTCCTTGTTATTTTATTTTGAGTATTATCTATAAAGTGAACATTACCTGCTGTATATGGTGCTATAGTAACTCCATTAGCAATAGTACCAGAAGCAACAAGGTTATTACTTGAAGCATTATATTGTGAATAATAAATAGTAGATTTAGCCATTTCATTTGCTGACATAATCCACCAGTTACCTTGAAATTGAAATAACCTACAATTAAATGATATCATTATTTGTTCAATAAGGTCATATAGGTTTTTACCAACTAAATCTCTTTTATAAATATATGTTTGGTCAAATGGCTCGTAACCAGTACCATCTGCTCTATCATCCATAGCACTGCCATAATAAGAACAAGTAGAGAATAAATCACCAAGCGTAGGGAAACCTAACCAGTTTAAACCAGTTAAAATAACTGTTTTTAGCTTTGTGGTTGTATTGATATTATCTGGATAAGGATAAATAAGATTTTTCATGAATGATAATGCATCAATACAAGTAATATTTACTTCTAAATTACCAGTACTAAAAGGAATATTAACATAATCATTAAACATATATCCTTTCCATAGTACTGTTTCACTTCCGCCAATAGGAGTACGAGTTAATTCAACATAATATAATCTATCATTATAATCAAGCAAAACTGGAAAGTTATCATAATCAGCTTGTGATGACAATAAAAAAGATACGTTTAGCTGTGAAGATATTATTCCTGGTTCTGGCTCATCACTAATAGTATTAGGTTCAATAGTTATAGAAGTAGGAGTATAATTATATACAGTACCAGTATATCCATCTTTGTATATATTAACAAAAAGAGAACTTCCATCTCTTAATGCTTGTTGTAAATTATAATTTAATCCGTATGCCATTATGTTAAAATGATGTTTTGGCCTTTAATATTTGATGCTCTTTGTGCTCTATTTACTGACAAAAGTAAGTCTTGTCCTCTTAATACAAAAGTACCGCCTCCACCACCACTGCCAATCATATCTTTAAGTTTGTCTAAAGGAGCAACTACTTCTGGATTAGATGATGCACCAGGATATTCACCCATAAGACCCAATGTAGGGCCAGATATAATACCACCATCAGCAAACTTTTGTACTGTACCACCACTACTATTTCCAGATTTAGCATTTAAAGATGATTTTAAGGCAGCACCAGCCGCAACTGCAGCAATACCAGCCGCTAATGCTACTGGCCATGTAAGAGGGTTGCTTAGCGATAATAAAGCTAATTTTTGCGTAACTGCTAATGTTATTAATGCTTTACCTATTTGACTTAAAGCATCAGCTAATAATTCTGTTAATGCTACAAATGGCTGTACTTTTTCTCCAGCTAATAATTGTCCAAGATTTTCTGATAAAGAAACTATAGAATTTGTAACAAAATCAACAATAGCTTTATTAATAACATTTAATGTATCTGTCCAGCT